TATTGAAGATAGAGTTGTCTAATTGCTGTTTACTTAAAGATAGATAAGTAGACTTTAACTCTAATGCATGTTTGAAGTTTTTAATCAATCCCATATTGTCATTAGGAATACGGATTAACTTACGTTTACCTAAGTCTTCTACTACTTCACTTAATTCTAAAGCTACATCTATCATGGACTCACCATTAGATCCAACCTTCGATAAATCGCTTATTCCACTTATGGCAGTACTACCACTCTGGTATAGTGAAGATAAGTTGCTTTTTAGCGCACCTATCGACTTATTTACATTGGTTATGGTATCCTTAGAACTGGCAATTGAAGATGCTGCAGTACTTTGTAAAGATTTAACATATGTATTTGCTCCCTCTAATACTTGCTTAGAGAAATCTCTAGGAATATCTTTAGTAGAGTTTACTAGATTACTTAATCCCTTACCGACATTAGAGTTTAGTTTAAGACTATCTTTCATTTGAGAAGCAAACTCTTTCATATTAGTTAGTTTACCACTACTAAAATCAAGATTAGCTTTCAATTCGGGTAAGTGAGATTTTAATGCTCTTAGATCTACTGTATGAGTTCTTATTGGTTCTCCATGTGGATCTTTCTCAATAACGTACTCAATAGTATCTGGAGCATCCATTAGCTTATTAACTAGTAGTGAGTTACTATCAGTATACTTAGTATACTCTTCATTGAATCTTACCATACTAGTTTGATAGTGATCATTAGATTGCTCTTTCTTTTTAGGTATTCTACCAACTTGCTTAATTAACTCTGGCATATTATCAGTATAGTTAGTTGGTGCAATAGCTCCTACTAATGATTTAAAGTTCTCTATATGATATATTTGACCAGTGTATGCTTCTTTAAATTTACCAAATGTATCTTCAGATCCTTCAATGGTATCTGTAGATGTAGTCTGCATAACTACTGTACTCTTTAGAATAGATTCAAGAGTCTTTCTAATATCCATTGGTTCATTACCTAATAAACCATCTGCTCCAACTATTTGTAATCCACCTTTTAATACAGCCTGTGGAGTTTCTCTTAATAGAGTCTCTGCTTGAGTTGCAACTGAATCTATAGTAGACTTAGCAGTCTTAGCTTGCTCTACAATTTGATTAAAGTTACCCTTAATGGTATCAGTAGTCTGATGAATATTTTTAACTACATCTCGTACACTAGTAGATACTTTCTTTATACCGTCTATAGTATTCATAATATTTTGATATGTACCAAGAATACCACCGAATCCTTTAGATTTCTTTAAGTAATCTTGTTGGATAGTTTTAGATGCATCGATTACTGCAGTAAAACCATTAAGTTCCTTATCAGTGATATTATCTTTACCATATTTAATATCAGTAGTTGGTACATCAATGATATAGCATTTACTCTTATCATCATCTTGGAAGCCTTCTAACATAGCTCCATCTTTATCACCCATATCAGATAAGTTAAACTTTACTGTTTCATACTTATCGAGATTACGTAATGTCGGTTTACCAGATTTAGATACTAAGTAAATATTATCTAAGTCCATAAAGAAACGATATCCTGTATTGTAGAATACCCGTACTGTATTCAAATACTCCAGAGTCTTAGATATAGACTCTTTAGGAGGAATAATCAACTGAGATACTGGTTCTGTTTCAGTAAATGGTTCAATTAATAATGGCTCTCCTACATTGAGTAGATCGACTACTATATTCTGCATAGTAGAGTCATATATTGTAGCATTGTTAGGACTAAGATTAGAGTTAACTAAGTTCTTAGAAATAAGACCTAGTTTAAGATATCTATTAACATCTTCACGGTCTTCTTCTTTATCACTAGTCTTAGCATAATCAATAGCACTAGTTTTGTTTACATCATCATCAGTAAGATAAGTAAACTCTTCAGTAAAGTATAGTTGTTTAATTGCCGCATCATTATCTAATTGGAACTTATATACCATCATAGTCATGGTAGCAGTCTTCATATTCTTAATAATATTATCAGCTAGATTCTTATCTATGATTAGATTCATCGTCGCTATAGGCATATTGTATTTATCGTATTCTTTATATATAGTCAGATTCTTAATAGAGTTTTGAGGAATCTGTTTTGGTTCTTTATAGTCTTCACAGTTATAGAAAAGATCTATATAGTACTCATATTTAAGCTGTGGCATGTTATACACCTCCGGTTATCAAGATGTTCAGGTTAGCCCATTTTAACAAAAAAAAATAAATACCCATAGGAGTTTGATCTCCTATGGGTGTATTATTAGATTCTATCTAGATCAATCGGATTTCCTCTAAAGTATTTCTCATTAAGTAATTTAACCATATCAGGATCTTGTAGATTTACATCCCAAGACCTATCTAGATACCAATCAGTAATCTTATATAATTCAGTTTGATATACTAAGTCAATAGCTTTATATCTACCAACTAATTCATCTAATCTATCCTTAGCTAGTAAGATAAGCATCTCAGTAAAATCTGGTGCAATATAAGAGTTTGGAATAGCATACTTATTGATTGCATTATTTAGTAGATTCAAAGCACTGCCTACATTGTTCATAGAGTATAGATCTCTATGCTCATTACGAGTCAATGCCATGAATAGACCAAATAACTCTGGGTTAATAGTTAAACACTTCTTGATAGTATTATCAGATAGCTTCTGTTTAGCTAAGAGTTCTATTAAAGCATTACCTTTATCTACGACTCTATATCTAATACCACCTTCAACCCATGTATGATCAATCACTATTGTTTGAGATTGAGCAAATACTGGTACAGCATACTGTAGAGTACTAGTAGAGATAATAATATTAGGACTATTATCTCGTCTCTCCATGATATTTGCATATATCATGACTGAAGTCTCGAAAGGTCCTCCAATGTAATAGATATCTGGGAGATATTTACATAGCTCTTTCAAGATAGCACAGTTCTGAATCATGAATGTAGTAATCATATCTGCCATAATCATCTTTTCCATATTACTACGATTATAGTCTGGATAGAATTTCTCATTCATCTTCATTGGTCCAGATGTTTGCATTAGATAGATACGTGTATGAACTCCATAGTATTTCTTATAGAAAGCCCTATAGTGGATACACATATTAACTACTGCAGCTGCAACAGATGACCTATTACCAACTGCTACATCAGATCTATACATCTTTCTAAATAATTGATATAGATCGATATAAATATTCAATACATTTGCACTACTACCAGCAAATACTGTATTAGTGATCTCAGCTAATGTCTCATATCTAATATAGTTAGCTACAACTATACTTTCAGCACTAGCTGGTCTATATCTTAACTTAAAGTTATTTTCCATTATGAATTACCACAGTTCTTACAATGAATACTTCTATTTATCTTAGCAAAACACTCATCACAGATACCACTAAACATGATCTTTGATGGATGTCCTTGAGATTTACCACAGAAGACACAATGGAATGGTAATTGCTCTGCTTTTCTAATACGAGCTAAGCAACTATCACAAAACATGATCTTCATATCACGTACATGACGTTGTTCAATCTTATGACAAGACTGACATTCAAAGTCCCATTGGTCTACATGTACTGGTTCTTCATTATCAAATACACAAGTCTCATAAATACAACGACCATTAGCATTACGATATACACAAGTAGTTCGTTCACATT